CCAGGCCCCGGCGGAGCATTCGGCCCCCGCGCCGGCTTCGGCTTCAGAGCTTTCGGGTGTCCGCGGGCCGGCTTCGACTTCGGCGCTGCTATGGGACCGAGCAGATCCTCATCATCGTCATAGCCGTCGCCCATCACGACGACGCCTCGGCCGCGCGCTCATCGATCCACGCCTGCACCTTCGATTCGGGCCAGCGGGCCACGCGATGCGAAATGCGGACCTGGCGCGGAAACTGGCCGGTCCGCATCGCTGCATAGACGGCGGTCTTCTTGAGGCCAGTTCGGCGCATGACATCGCTGAGGGGAATCAACCGTTCGTGCATCACATCGCACCGTTTTCGACAGCATTGTCGTCACGTATAGGCGACTAAAACAACATTGTCAATAGCACGAAAACAACATTCAAAGCAACTTTCCAACCTCAGCCCTGCGCAGGTAACCCGACCACCAGGTCATCATTTTCACACGGTGTTCCCAGTATTCTGCCGAATTGTAGGCGGCGCGCACCTTGTTCCGTTCCTCGTGCGCCAGTTGTTTTTCAATCCAGTCCGGCTCAAAAAGACCAGTTTCGTTCAAAATCGTCGAAAAAGTCCGACGCAACCCGTGCACCGTCAGCTTGTCCTTGTAGCCCATACGATAAAGCGCATAGATCATCGTGTTTTCCGAGATCGGTTTGCCTCTAGGTCCCGGAAATATCCAAGAGCTTGTCGGATGTAACGCCTTCGCGGCGCGCAGTATCCTACGCAGACCCGGCGTCAATGGTACAAGGTGCTCGCTAGGAACCTTCATGCGTGCTTCTGGAATCCGCCAGCGGTCACTCTCGATTTCAGACCATTGGCCCAGGCGCAATTCGGTCGTCCTGAGTCCGGTGTGCAGGATGGCGCGGATTGCGAGCACGGTCTCTGGCTCACCCTCATAGGCGCACAGGCGCTCGAACAGCTCCGGCACCTCGCGCCCCAGGATCATGGGATGGTGGCGGACTCGGGGCCGCGCCTTGAGCGCCTTGCCGATCGACCCCGCCGGGTTCACGTCCGCCTCGCCCGCGGCGACGGCGAAATCGAGGATGGCGCACAGGCTTTGATACGCCCGGCGGGCGATGTCGAGCGCCCCGCGCGCCTCGATCGGCCGGATGGCCGAGAGGCAGTCCTGCGCGGTGAGGCTGCGGACAGGCATGCGGCCGAGCGGCCGGATCAGGTTCGACCTGACGCGCGCCGTGGTCCTCTTGGCGTGAGCCTCACCCCAGCCGGGCGCCTGCACGGTGAGCCAATCCTCAGCCACAGCCTCGAAAGTCCGGCCCGCGTCTGGTGCACGCTTGGGGGCTTCGGCCTTGGCGCCCGGATTCTGCCCGGCGGCCAGCTTGTCGAGCGCGAGCGAACGGGCCAGGCGTGCGGCGGCGAGACTCACCTTCGGATAAGGCCCGATGCTCAGGACCAAAGAGCGCCCGTCATACCGGTAGGCCAGTCGCCATTGCTTCGCGCCGCCGGGCATGACGTCGAGATAAAGACCGCGCCCGTCGAACCGCTTTTCCCGCTTTCCGGTGCTGTTCGGCGCTCGGCAATGCGAATCGGTCAGCTTCATCGCGGGCTCCGTCTGTGGGACAGCGCCGCCTTTGTGGGACAACGTCTGCGGCCTGTACCACAATCTGTCCCACACTTTTCGCGAACGCATACGAACTCATACGGACGCATAGGTTTCAAATCAATGAAAATCAGGCACTTGCCGAACGCATGCGAACGTATGAAATGCAACTGGAAGGGGTTCTGGTAGCGGAGGAGGGACTTTTGCCCGTTGAAACTACTTGCTTTTCCTGCGCTGTACCACATTCGTACCACAGGCTGAAGAGATCAAAGCCGCCGGGAGAAGGACGTGATCTCGCGCCACTGATGGTCCTCGGTCTTCAGGTCCCCGTTCATCCGGACCGTCCTGGCCCCGTCGGCACGGGCGGAAGGCTCGCCCAGCTCCGCCACATCGTCGGCGTTCAGGTCGACGAGGAGGAACCTCGCCACCCCGAGGGGAATGATGCCCAGGATCAGCATGTTTTCGGTTCCGGCCGCCACGTCGAACGTCCACCCGTCTTCCGACTGATTGGCCAGCACCGCGTGCACCGAATAGCGGATCCCGCGAATATCCGCATAGAAGTGAACCGGCCCGACGTCTTCGAGGCGGGTGACCGCGCCGCCGCCAAGCATGACCAGGCCGGCCGCAAGGAACTTCGCGGTGGCTGAGGCACCTTCGTTGGTCGCCTTGCTCTTCATCCCGATCTGTCTAAACGCCGACGATGCCGCCACCGGCATAGGCCCGCCTCTCCCGGAGCGCAGCCATTCGGAATCTACGCCAATCACTGAGGCCAACGCCTCGAATAGATCCGGCCGCGGCATCATTTCGCCGAGAAAATACTTTCGCACGCTTTCGGATTTCACCTTCAACCCGAACTTCGACATGACGCGGTCAGCAATGAAGCTGTTGCGCCCGTCGTACAGGTCCGGAATGTCAGGATTCATCTTGCACGCGAGTTCCAGTCGAGCGGCGAAATCTGCGTGAGTCTTGCTCCTGGGAGCCTTCATGGTACGAGTTCCCGCTTGCCAAATTTTCAACCAAACAGAGTTGCCGTATAGCACGACATCCCACAAGAATATATGGGCAAGATCGCAAGCACGTCAACACGAATCTATGTAGAAGTTAAGATCGCTCTCTCCGTAGCACGATACAGATCGTCTTGCCGTGCCTCGCGAAAATCCAAAACAGACAGAATTCTCCTGTCGTCAGTGTTTTCAGCAAGTATCCGATAGATCGCAACCTGATGCTTCTGCCCTGGGCGAGGAAGCCGCGCATTCGCCTGAAGGTAGTATTCGAGATCCCACGTCAAGCCGAACCAGCAAGCAAGATGACCTCCAAATTGCAAATTGAGGCCATGCGCGCAGGACTTCGGATGCGCTAGCAAGACCCTGATTTTGCCAGCATTCCAGTCTTCGACTGCCGTCTTGGACTGATTCAGGACAACGGCGTCAGGGTGTCTGGCCAGGATGCGGCCACGGTCG